GCCCTGATTTTCTTACCCTTATTCCTCCCGGTTCGGGCTATGCTGGCCAGTCCGATCAATTCAAATGCGTTGATTTTGTCGGTGTAAGTATGAACGGACGTTTGAAAAAGGCGGATCCCGAACAGCTCGAGTCGCAATTAAGCAATCCTGACTACTTTTTCCCTGTAGATATTAACAGTTATGCTGGTAAGAAAGGAGTAAAACTTCTCAAGCAACAACTCTCTGATTACGGTCTCTCGTGGGAAGCTATGTTGAAGGGTGGTTCTATTTCAATTCCCAATCCAGTCTCTGGCGATTTCAATGAGTATGACGAGGAATTTATCGAAGATAATGTTGAAATGTAAACACAGTGGTTTAACACTTTTATTGTGATTTAGTAATACTATATTACAATTTTGAAAAATTACTTAAATGTTTTAATGTTCTTCCAAATTATAAATGGCCTCAGCGAGTACAATCAATCCGTCAAAAAATAACAACAATAACAACAGTTCGGAAAACTCAAATCATGAGGCGAATGACATTGAAATTGCGGTAGAATTGCTCAGCGACTTTACAGGCGATGAATTAGTCAATGAACTTAAGGCGTTTCCTAAGGAACAGTGGGGACTCATAATAAGTAGATTACCAGAAACATCTGTAGAGTCGTTTCCTGCATGCAAATATTGTATCAACGGTACTCCACATGGAGGAGCTTCCTCTGATCCTGAATCGAATATTCGCAGGATGTTATCATGTAGACACGGTAAAATCGTTGCCGAGAGAAGACAGGTTGGTCGCGGCAGAAGTCGTAAAAACCGCCGTAACAAGAGTCGTAAACAGAGATATAGCCGTCGTAAATAATGGCTTTCTATAGTCTAAAGTTGGTTCAAATAAAATTACCAGAATGAGTTTATATAACCATCTAAAAAATGCTCTTAACTATAACAATTTGTATGAAGGATTTGAATCAGCTGAGACATTCGATCCAGCGCATGGTTGGACAACCTCCTATTATCCTGAAGCTGTTAAGGAATAATTGACAACTCTTGGGCCATCTCCAGTCGTCATAGTTGAAGTAGGCACATGGTTAGGTGCATCGGCGATTCAGGTTGCTGATATTATTCGTGATTTAGGACGCCACGATGTAGTCTTATGCGTCGACACATGGCTTGGCTCACCTGAACATTTCTTAGGAATGTCTAAAAAGAACGGATTTCCGCAAATATATAATGTATTTCTACAAAATGTTGTTAACCATGGTCATACAGAACGCATCATACCACTACCGCTGCCGAGCTTACAGGCGATCGATATATTGAAACCTCTGCTAACGTGTGTATCAGGCGCCGATATTATTTATATTGATGCTGCCCATGAATATTTGCCAGTGTATATGGACATTGCTACATATTGGCCTATTCTTAAACCTGGATGGCGAATGCTAGGTGACGATTTCACGGATCACTGGCCAGGTGTTCAAAAAGCTGTTCATAAATTTTCAAACGAAATTCATTTACCGTTTACAGTATTAAACGACTGGGTCTGGCAGATTGATAAACTTAAATGAGCTTTGCCTCTTTTATAAGCAATGAAGAATTCATATGTAGTCATAAACATAAAATAGTTTACAGTTTATGATAAAGGGTGCGAAGCACCCTTTTAAACCCCATTTTTAAGCTATCGACAAATTAAATGTAATCATAAACATATCATAAACTTAAAATGATTTTCTGTTTATGATACATTTGTAGCTTAAATTATTTATCGCGCTATCCAACCCTAGTTTATGATACTTTGCTGCCTAAACAATGTTCTGTATATCCCTTATTGTATTTTCCCCATTCCAAAACGCATAGGAATGGGGTTTAAAAAGGGGGCGAAACCCCCTTAGTCTAAACACGATTTGACATCTTATATATAAATGGCGAATATTCACAACGATCTGTTTACACAGATTATAGATTGGGCGCGGAAACCAGCACCGCGCGAGCCTAGTTCACTATTTTTATACGGTCCTCCTGGTATTGGTAAAACAACACTTGCGCGCGTAGCCTTGGAAACGGCTGGTTATCGTGTTGTTGAATGGAATGCTTCTCAACATAGGCACAAGGCCGCTGTTGAGGAATCACTGATTCCCCTTCTAAACAGTCGCAATGTTGCCGACTTTTTCCGTCCTGAAGGTCCACGTAATCTGGGACTTATTTTGGATGAAATCGACGGTATGTCTGTAGGTGATAAAGGAGGTCTATCAGAATTGGTGCGTATATTAAAAGAGTATAATGGTGAGAATGCTATTATATGTATTTCAAACGAATGGATGGAAAAAAAGTTTCAGCCTTTTATGAAACTTTGTAAAACGTTTCAGATTACAAATCCTTCATTAAATGATGTATATATGCTCATAAAATCTCAATTTGATGTAAAACGTTTACCACCAAATCTAGAAACGCTCGCCAACGACCTGCTGACAATACACTCTGGAGACTTGCGCAAAATTATACAATGTGTAAATGAAATCAAACATGAAATGATGAACGGAACGCTTGTCGCAAGCGAGGTACGTCAAAGTATTGAAGATGGTCTTGCCGATGCGCGTGCTCTTGGCTCCAATCGTATTCGCCGCTCTGAGACGATTAAATCAGCCGTTGGCCAACTCTTGCGTGGTAGTCTAGATATGACGGCGGAAGTTCCGTTGAACAATAACGATCTTAATCTAGCAGGCCTCCATCTTCACGAATCGCTACCCAAATGGATTAAGCGCTATGTAGGAAATACAACGCACGGATATAACATATATAAAAACACGTTTCAAACTATTCTTGCCTCAGATCGGCTTGACTATTATACGTTCTTTTTCCAGCATTGGACATTGTTTCCGCTCACATACCAGGCCAAACTTCAGGCGGTGAATCAATTGCTATTTGGACGTTATTCTGTTTCCGAAGAGAAGGCTAGTTCATGGGAAGACAATGATATGGAATATACATCAGTACTCTCAAAACAGTCCATGTTGTACAATCAGTTTCGTTATTTATGCGAAATGCGTGATTTGTTTTCACGTTCCAATCCGCAGTTTGACGGTGGTTTTGAATCTACATTTTGGAAAGCCAATTTTTATATTGCAGTAGCAAAACAGGAGGTTGAAAAGCGCGATTCAGCAGGATACGGTAAAAAAGTTGGCCAACCTATATGGGAAAATACCGAATACTGGCGTAATTTTATACCCCATACTTTCCCAGGAAGCGATACAACGCGCTTTATGCGTTTGATTCAGGCGCTATATATTCCTAAACCGCATCCGTTTCCTATTTAACGCTTTTGTTGTGTTTCTAACAAATTATCAGACTCATTATAGAGATGGTCTACAGCCTTTTTTATCTTGCGAAACCAACTTACGGCGGTTGGATTTCCTTTACAGCTCATTTAGCACTCAAGCACTCGCTCAAAGTATACAAACTTGGCGCTCGTACAGAATCCCGAGAACGTCCCTACGGTTACGGTGTGGACTATCTAAATGTACACCGTGATGAAATAGCGAAACTTGGAACGCCTGTTATTACCGCCGCCGATAAGAACTATTATGATGTACTTCAATACTTCCCGGATAATTCGTTTATTGTCATACACGACCCCTCAGAAGTTACGAAGAGTACATCCTCCATTTTGCTAGAGCAACTCAAGCGCTTTCGAATTATTACTATTCGTGAAAGTGTCAAAACCTACTTACAGGAGACGCACGGCTTATCATCGATGTTTATTCTTCATCCGTTTTTCAAGTATGAATATACGAAATCGGCGCATCCAGAGTCAGCTGTATCTATTAGCCGCATTGATTTTGATAAGCATACGGATATAATCCTCAAAGCAAACCAAAACCTTCCGAAATCCAAACAGATTTCAATCTACGGCAAGGCAAATACGCAATATGTATTCTTTAAACTTCAAGAGCTAGATTATGACAAGCATTACAAAGGTTCGTTTGATAAGACCTTTGAATCGCTTAACAATATTCTAAAAGATGCAAAATATGTTGTGGATATGTCGGTCATTAAGTTTGATGGAGGCGGCACGCAATATACCTTTTTAGAGGCGATTTACCAACGCTGTGCGCTTGTTATTAACCAGCGCTGGGTAGCGGGATTCAAGACTCCGTTTGAAGATGGTGTGAATTGCTTCGTTGTTGCAGATGGTGATGAACTCGCTACACTGTTGAAGAAAGATCCCAACGTATCGAAAGTGCTCGATGCGGCCGAGCATATCTTGGAACCTCACGTAAGTGTAGACTGGGTTAAAAAGATGGATGGATTCACAACGGCGGGTAAGACACGAAAACATAAGGTAGCCGGAACATCGAAGACATTGAAACGGAAGTGAAAACCAGTAGGGTTCCTATCCAAAGCGTAAACTAGGGATGGATAGCTCAGTAAATTGTTTAAGCTAAATGACTGTCATAAACCGAAATTTTATTTATGTTTATGATACGATTACGATACTTTCCTTTTTCCTAGATACTTATAAAAAGGGGTTTAAAAGGGTGCGAAGCACCCTTTAGCGTAAACCTTATCCATAAATAAGACATGTGTACTCTTGAAGAGTTCGCATTAGAAACAATAAAGCATGATGCTGTCCTATTTGTTATAGGAGGGCATCAATCAGGACGAACTACACTGATTCGTCGGATTCTTACGCATCATTCGGCTATTACACATGGAGTATATTTACACGAATACAAAGATGATGTACTACGCATACTTTATGAAGAGCAAGATACTCTTCGCAAACTTCATCCGTACAATAACATACAACGACAAGCTTATTTGGTATTAGATAATTGTATGATTGACAATACCTGGACACAAAAACCTCTTGTTCGCAATGCTTTTTCATTCAATCGTTCTTTAGGATTGTTGGTCATTGTAGCAACTGACGTTACAAAAGCTCGCGCAATACCTCCTGTGTTAAAAGGTGAAATAGACTGGATATGTCTGTTTTATGAACCAGATATGGTAAAACGTCGTCAGCTGTATGATAGATTTATAGGGGATCTATGTATATTTGAACAGTTTTGTACATGGATGGATTTGTATACACTAAACTACGGATGCTTAATGATTGATATGGTACATGATATTATTACTTGGATGCGGATTGATATATGAATTTAGGGGGACTGAATCCGGTTCCCTTACATATATCACATCGGCAGGGAATCATGCGATATTCGTGTCCTTCACCCGCGCATTCTTTACAAGAAGACTTTGTAATTCCATTCCCGCAATGGTTGCATTCAGTATAAATTAGCGGATACATAAATCCATCACCTTTACACTCCTTACAAATTGTTTCAATATTCATATATTGTACATTGAAACAATCGTTTAGACTTAATTCATTTATTCGTC